GCATGTCCGCTGTTGCGGCAAAGCGACGGCCTTCGTCAACGATCTTGTCCAACAGACCTGCTAGCACCGCCGAGGGTTCCTTGTAGGGCAGCGGCAAGATGCTGTCGCGCATCGCGCCCGAACCCACATCCACATCGCGCCACTCGCCGGGAGCTATCGGTGTGTCATCACCCTTAATGCGAAGTCCACGAGACTTGAGGCCCCCGGGGAGGTTCGATAGTGTTCCCGCATCCACCAACTGGCGCATGATGCTTGTGGCTGACTTGGCAAAGCCGCCGATGAGGTGGAAGAGTCCAAAGCCGTAGGCTCCGAAGCCGGGGATATATTGGTAGTGGACGAAGTATTGTCGTTTGAGGCGGTGTTCATCATCTTCTTTCCAGTTGCGGCGAATTGACAGAACTTGGTTGGTGCCTTTGATTAGGGTAACTACGTATGGCAATGCGATGCCAGTTTCGTTGCCGTCACCATCGGTGTCCTCAAACCCTTCCAAGTCCAAGTCCACCAAGCACTCGTAGAGTGTATAGCGTGCGTCGTCGTTGGCGCTGAACCCGGTTTCTTTGTCCTTGGCTTTTTGAATGTCAGTCTGGGTTTTGTCTGGGTCTCCCAGCTCCACGTCTTTATAGAACCCAGCGTGCTGCATCTTCAAGATTTCATTCTTGGTCTTGCGCATGGTGTGGGTCATGCGGTAGCAAGTGTCCAAGTCGGTGGTGCCATAAGGCAGCAGCACATCTTCCGCCGGCACGAACATGGAGACCTGACGTCCCAAGCTGCCGTCTTCGTAGACCTTCTTGAACGCCGAGCCCGAGCCGGGCAAGCTCCACAACATGCGCTCGTGCTCCGAGCGGAACTCGGTCATCACTTCGGTCAACTCATAGTTCATGTCTTCTTCGACGCGAGTGGCGGCTTCCTTGATGTCGGGCGTTTCTTTGCCGATGATCTTGGTGCGCACGGGGCCTTGGGCTGGGAACGTCTCCGTAATCATCTCTGACTGGAAGCGCACCACGGCCTCTGTAATCATGGGGTGGAAGACGCCGCACGCGCCGTTCCAAGGTTCTGTGCGCTCTTCGTACTGGAGGCCTAAGAGCTTGATGCCCTCAACGTAGGCTTTCTCCCAGTCTTTGCGGGATGCGCGATCGCCTTCAATGTCTTCCACCAGATCGCCGGCCAAGGACAGCAAATAGCCCTCGTCCATCTCTTCGGCCAAGTTGCGGCTGAAATCATCTTCGCCGCCGGGCTTGATGGAGATGTCCGTGTCGCCTGCGTGGATGTCCACTTCTTCGGGGTCGATGATCTCGATCTCGATGGGTTCTTCATTTTGAGCCAAGTCTTCGATGCCCTGCGGAGCTTGGTATAAGCCTTTGTCGATTGCCATGATCTTAAATCTTTCTTAGTAATACGCTGCTTTGCGACGGAAGTAAAGAGGTTCGTCCTTCTCGTCAGAGTCCAGCGCAATGAACCCGCCTTGGCGAAAACGCATCAATGCCTGCGATGTGGTATCCACGTAGTCGTCGTTTTCTCCGTTGGGGAATGACGCCACCTCTTCAATCACCTCGCGTGCCCAGCGTGTGTCTGGTGCCCAGACCATGCCCGAGGCGAACAAGTCCGAGACCGCATTCAATCGTACCACCTTGTCATTGCCACGACTAGGGTTGGTCTCGTCCACGGGGATGCCCATGTTGCGCAGCTCTTGTATTAGTGGAGCGCCAGCGGCCTTCTTTTCCACGATGAACGCATCGGGTTGCCACTGCTTGTAGTGTTTGAGTGCGGTCTGCTTTAGCTCGGGGAAGGCCATGCGTGCTTTGAAGGCGTCGAGCAAGATGATCTGCGCCTTGTTGTTTTCTTCCTCGTTGTACCAGACGCCCCACGTTGTGCAGGCGGAATAGTCGGCGCTGGTCTTTGTCTCGAACGCCGTGTCCCATGACTGGATGATGTAGTCGCAGCGGGGTGGGTCGTCTTGTGGCCAGATGCGCCAGCTCTTTCTTGAGATGATCGCCGCCGCGTCGGAGGTGGGCTGCTGCATGTACTGGGCGTTCCAGAACTTGGGATCCAAGTTGGCGCGTTTGGCTTTCAACTGCTCCAGCGGCCACTGCTCTGGCCAGAGTGACTTCTCGACGGTCTCGCCCGTCTCTGGGTCTTCGGACTCAAGGATGGCCGGCAGCTCCACGATCTCCCACTGGTCCGCGTCGGGGTTGCGCGTTTGGTAGTCAATGAGTCGGCCCGTGAGGTCAATCAAACTCCAGCGCGTCATGATGACAATGATCGCCCCGTTAGGCATCAAACGCTGCAACGGCCCAGTTTGGAACCAGTTCCACGCCGTATCAAAGGCCAAGCGGCTGTTGATCTTCACGTCCTGCTCAGAATGAGGATCGTCAATAACGAACAAATCAGCGCCACGCCCAGCAAGAGCGCCGCCCACACCAGCAGCATAGTACTGGCCACCAGCAGCGGTGCTCCACTTGCCAGCCGCCTTTTGGTCATCGGCCACCAACGTCTTGGGGAACAGTTCGCGGTACTCATCTGAGTCGATCAAGTTGCGGATGCGCCGCCCAAAGTCTTCGGACAGACCCGCAGTGTGCGTGCCCATGATGATCTTCTTCTCTGGGTACTTGCCTAAAAAATACGCAGGGAACAGGTAGGAGCTGAACTCGGACTTGCCCATCCGTGGCGCGATGTTGATGATGACGCGCTTCTTGCGCCCCTCGATCACGTCGGTAAATATGCCTGCTAATTTCTTATGGTGCGGCCCAATTTTAAATCCCGGGTACACATGTTTAGCAAAGTCCAACATGCCGAGTCTAGCGTTTGACAGAGACATGCGACGCTCACGCTCTTCCAACATCTCCAACAACTCAAGCTTCTCCGCGCCCGACATCTTGGGCAGCGCGAACTGGAGGGTCTTGATCTTGATCTCGACCTCAGTCAGATTCAGGTCGTTGAGTTTCATTGTCTATGGTAGTTGGTGAGCGCTCACTAACATCGGTCACATTGGCGTCGATGACGCCCATGAACTTGGCCAGCTTGTCTTTGATCTTTTTGTCGATCTCGGCGTCGGGCAGCTCGGTCTTCTTGACCTCGATGCGTTCGGTGAACAGCCCCACCTCCGTGACCTTGCCCAGCATGTCAAGCGCCTTCAAGCGGATGCGTGCGTCGGGGTGATTGGTCTCTTCCAAGATTTTGGCCACGGCCATGCCGCGCAACTCTTTGGCCATCTCCACGAACTCCCAGTCGTAGGCAGACAGCATTGTGACCAGATGGCGTACAGCCTCTGGCGTTTTGAGTTGGGTGAGTTGGGTTTTGGCTTCTGCCGCCGGCGCGGTACCGGCCAGCACACTGAACACTTTACGGGCGGCGTTGGCGTCGGCTTCTTTGAGCGTGGCGTTGTCGTCCACGATGCCTAGGCGTTCGAGCCACTCGGTTGTCTTGACTTGCGCGTTGAGCGTTTCATCCGGCTCTGCCCTATCCAAAGGCATGGTGCCCCGCGCCGCGTGCGCAGCCACAGGTGGGATGAAGTCAATCAGGTGTTCTAGCATTTGGTCCTTGCGGGTTGCATTCCCGTTGGCGCAAGTGTACACTCACTTTTGCAGTGGCGCAATCCATTGCTTGTCTCCTAGTTGGGGTAAAACCCTTGACGCCCCCGGTAGAAATATCGGGGGCTTTTTTATTGGTGGGGATGGCAGGAGTCGAACCTACTAAACCGAAGTAACAGATTTACAGTCTGCCGCGCCTCACCATCTGCGCCGCATCCCCGTTGCAGGGATGCTCAGTATCGAAATTTGGTCTGTGCGGCTGGATTCGAACCAGCGACCCCTCGTTTCCAAAACGAGAACGCTACCACTGCGCTACGCACAGAGATCTTGGGTTCCGGTTGGATTGGGGTTTTCATGATGTTGCGGATTGTAAACTTATTTTGGCGTGTTGGATACTTAAAAGTTGTTGGTTGGGCCCGACTCACTATGCGGTGTGGCCACACGCGGAACTTAATCGCGCTGCCGGGGGCGGGTTATCACAACCAACACGACTGAGGACTGTCCGGAGATAAGGCGCCGACCATATAGGGTGCGCTTCAATCCTCATGCGTGTAGGTTGTTGGTGGGGTTTGGATTTCGTGGGATGTCCATTCTCCCGTGCGCCGTTGCGAACCCAACGGTAAGCGTCCTTCGTCTATCGCACTACACCAACACGACTGAGGACTGGTAGGGGGGCAC